CAGCTTCTCAACATAACGGGTTTGACTATCTGTTAAGTGTTCTAACTCGGCTATAAGCTTTGTAAATTGTGCTGGGAGCATGATCAATCCTTAACGACTGTATTCATATACAGTATAGCAACAATTTAGCAGAACATAGCCTTGTTTTTAAGTGCTGGCATTGCGTATAACAGTTCCGAAATGCCACTTAAAACATCATTACCATAGTCAAAATAATATATCGCCAGGGCCATTGCGACTTGCGCAACAGCCGCTTTGTTGCCAGACAGCAACAACTGCTTTTTCAGATATAACAGGTTTTCCTGTGCATTTTCCCATTGAATCAGACTGCCAGCCCGGAAACTGGCATATAACAACTCATCAAGTTTCTGGAAGGTTTGCCAGTCTTCCTCCGTTGGCGCACTGACCTTTGGTACTATCATATAGTCTTTGAACTCTGCCGGTTCTCTTAAATATAAATAACGGAAAACACGAGCTAAGGATGTATCAGCAGAGAGCAAATCAGTGTGATTTACAGCCTCTACAAACGCTCCCGGCTCTCCATGAAAATGGTTAAGCAAACCGACATATTGATGGAGCCTGGACTTGTCCTCGCTGCTAACAGCATTGCAGGAAACAACGGCGAATAAAATAGAAAGAAAAAAACGGCAGACGTGATTAGCTTTAAACACAAAAATCCTTTTAGTGCGTTAACGACAAACTAGTAAGGATAATCTACCCTTAAGATCAGATAGATGCAATCACCGTGAAATCATTGGTGCAAAAGAAGTCAGCAAGAAAATTTCACAATAATTTTTAGAATAACTGCTAAACCACGATGCCCCCGTTGCTACGTACATCGTGGATAATTAGAGGGATAATGAGGCCTCGCTATCTGGCAATCAGCACAACACCGCCCTGACCTTTTAATGACAGCGTCATCTTGCCATTTTCAGGTACGGTGACTTTTTTGCTTTGCGTTTTATTGTTGGCATTATCAAACAATAGTTGTACTGATTTCCCGGCCAGCATAGGCAGATTTACAGACACTTCTATGGCATTTTTCTCGCCATTTACCGCTACTACATACCAATGGCTGCCCTGCCTTCTGGCAAGTACAACATGCTTACCCGGATAACCATCGACAAACTGGGTTTCATCCCATGTCGCGGGGACTTCGCGAATAAAGTCGAGCACATGCTCAGGTTGCTCATTGAGGTTATTAGGCGTTAAGCCAGAATGCTGTACCGGCGACTGATACAACACACTGGTTGCCATCTCGAAGGTATCAGTGGTTGAACGAATAGTGCCTCGCTCCTGATCGCGGGATAAGCGGTCATTTAAAAAAATACCGGCGCAAAATCCATTGCAGCAACGGTATTACGCGAGAACGGCAATATGGTGGCACTGTAGTCGTGCATATCCAGTGCATTCTGGCTGAATACCAGGTTTTCAGACGCTAAAACGACTTCTGAGGTGACGAAGTTGGGAAACATTCGCTCCCAACCCCGCGGTAAAGTGCAGCCATGAAAAGTTACCCCGATGCCATAATCGTTAGCGTCTGAGAGGATCCCTTCGTAAAGGGCCATGGTGGCTTGTTTGTCACCGCCAAAGAAATCAACCTTAATCCCTTTTACGCCAATTTTTTGCATCCAGGCCATTTCCTGTTTTCGGGCAATAGACGTATTCATTCTATCCTGTGGCGTTTGTGGCGCATCGTTCCACTAACCGTTTGAGTTATACCACAGGATCACCGCTACATTCTTATCCGTAGCATACTGCACCAGCTCTTCCATTTTATCCCGCCCGATACGGGCATCCCACCAGTTATCAATCAGCACATATTCAAAATTAAGTTCGGCGGCCATAACGATGTACTTGATCTGGTCCTCGTAATTGATGCTGTTATCCTGCCAGACAATCCAGCTCCAGGTTGCCCTACCCATCTTGTAATCTTCAGATGACTCGTACAGAGGCTTAACCACATCGTAACTCACCGTTGTCTCAACAATCGGCTCTAAATCCTGCCCCACTGTAATGGTGCGCCAGGGAGTGGTAGCTGGTAATGCCATAGACGCATAGGTATCGCCAATACCGGCATTTTCACCGGGTTGCGGAAAAGCAATTTTATAGATCCCTTCGGCATTGCCCTCACTAAGTCGAGAGCCTACATAATGTCTGTCTACCCCTGTTTCAGACAGTAATACCCAACCCTTATCGTCATTTTTAAACAACGCCGGAAAAGTATAACCAACACCATTTGGAGAGGCTTTGGCCATCGATTCATCGTAGGTATATCCTTGTTCATAACTGGGCTTAGTACCGTTCCAGCCTGTCATAGGCAAGGCTTGATGGGTGATAAAAGTCGTTGCTTTGTTTGGCAGGTTAAAACTGGTGGCTTCACTGAGTACCTTAAAGCGGGTCGCTTCATTATTGGATACCACTTTGTAACGCAGTGCGATGTCGTTGTCAGACACCTGGAATATGATGCTAATCTCATCACCTTTTGAGTTACGAAATCGGCTGGTTAAACCGTTGGCCTCGTAAGTTACCTGGCTTACTTTTGCTCTGTCGAGCTCATACTGCTCCAGAATGGTGTTACGTTTGCTGTCGATATAAGTAAGATTCTGACTAAAATCACCGATAGAACTGTTCAGTCCCAGCGGTGAGCTTTCCAGAAATACTTCGCCCTGATAAGTAACAGAATAATGGGGTTTACCCTTTGTAAGTGACAATGAAACGGCGAGTTGATTATCCGGCCCTTTAATTGTTTCAAGTAGTTCAGCCAACGCCGTATTGGGCGCCATTACGCTTGCCAGGCAAATCGGCAATATCATTCCGTAGCGTCCATTGTGTATCCTGTCTTAGTTAGCAATTTACCTTTATTGAGCTATCATAATACAATGCTACATTAACAATTTAATAACTAATCAGATCTGATTTTACCTGTTATAAAAATCAGTATTTGGAGGCGTCTTAGCTAAGCGAAAAGAATAGAATCAAAACACTAGAAACCAAACACAGTGCTGGATAATAAGGTCTGTTTAATCTTTGAATTAATGAGAAGTAAAACTGTGAAATGGTGCCCGGGGCCGGACTTGAACCGGCACGCTGTTACCAGCGAGGGATTTTAAATCAGGCTATAGAAATCAATCAAAACAATCACTTAAGTTTGTTTTTCGGAAAATACACCTATGCTGCAGGCCGCATTCTGCCGTTGTTATTTTGTGGGTTTTCGGAAAGAATTTTACCATTTTTTAGCGTGCTTGGCACGGGCCATAGCGCCGGGTTTCTCAGTCTGTCATTGCGCTGGCGTTCCCGATCATAAGCAAAGCCCAAGTGAGTGTTGCCGACATTAGGTTTTGACCGGATCATCATGGTAAAAATATTTTGCTCGAGCAAAATCGTACTCATTGTTGAGCGTATTTGTGCCACTGTTAACCCGGTACCTTTTGCAATTTCGTCCATTGTGAAAAGCACACCCAGGTTGTCACGTAAAAACTCAATGACTTTTTTGCCGTTTGAGACTGCCATAAGCACCTCCTGATCACATTGTTAAGGTTTTAATATTCGCTTTCTTCTGCAATGCGCTGGCGTTTATTTTCCTCCCACGCATCCCAGTCCGTTTCCTGGTCCATTTTGATGCAGCCATCACACCACTGGCCCAGGTCATAATATTGCCGTGTCGGCTTTTCTTCATCTGCACAAATTCTGCAAGCCATTTTTAATCCCCCCTTTTTGTTAAATTAAAAATAGTAGTTTTTGCCGTTTACCGGGCTTACATCTAAATAATAATTCATGCTCTTTGCTTCATTTTTTAGCGGAAATTGTCACCGATGGCATGAGCAGTTTGGCAACCAAGCCCCTGAATTTATTCGGTAGTGGTTTGATTAAAACCTCTGCTATTGAGAAATAAATGCCAGGTAGACGGAGGTGGATGAATTTTGCACTCCAGTAGCATTTATACGACGAGAAACCGACAGCATTTAACAGCGATTTTGTTTCAGCGTAGGTCCATTCTTTTAGATGAAATCCCTCGGGTACATCCGAAAAATACTGTGAAACATCATGCGGGCCCGTAAAACGGTGAGGCGTTCTGAATGCGTATTCACCACTAGGCTTAAGAATGCGCAAGGCGGTCTCAAAGTGTAGGCGCGTATCATCGATATGAAAATGTTCAATGAGTTGGTCACTAAATGCCACGTCAATACTCTCACTTGCAATACGTGACAAATCATAGCCATCGTATACAACCAGTTCGGCATTGCCAGGACCTGCATCCCCGCTTGCACGCTGGTCGCTGATATCAACACCAATAGCAAACTGGGAGCGTTCTGCTGCAGCATGCAGTAATTTGCAATCGCCTGGTGCAAATTCAACCAGCGTCTTATCCCTCGACAAGAACCGGCGCAGAAAAGCCATTTTGTTGCGCAGTCGTGAGGCCCTGAGTTTGGGCGTATCTCGCTGAGTGAGTCGCGGGTGATCAGGTACCTTGGCAAATAACTCATCATACATGGTGGCGTAGATAACTTTGCGTTGCTCACGGCTGGCTTGCTTTAATTTGGTGGCTAATGCTTTTTCAACATGATAATGGTTCATCACGTCGGCAAAATTGCGGTTGCTCGGTGGTGCCTTACGAAACATAACTCTGTGCTCCCTGAGTTGTATGTTATTGGTTACTATACCCTTAACCTGATCTAAAAAGCCAACTGTCATGCCTAATCACCGTTTCCGTTAAATTAATATTCCATTTGATACTGAGACGGCTTTTCTTGCTGCCCCTTTTCCAACTCATGAAACATATAGGCGTGAATCCCATGATCAGCGCATCTTAATTCTGGGTCACCTTTCTTGTGTTGAGGTTGAAAAATTGGAGGTGCCACCATTAGATTTTCACCACACCAGCACTTTGCATTCTCAACAAAGCAGTGTTTGCCAACTGGCCCGCCACCTTCGCCAGGTTCAACTATGTTCACCCCATTTAAATTTGTAAGTACAATTTCCATAACTCACCACCTATTCGTCAATTTTCCCATGGATGGACTCAGCGTTTGCAGCCCATTCAGATTTAAAAATGTTGTTTGCATACGGATAGCAAGGAGGCTCTACTTTTGAACGCCAACCGGCAAGCCACCAATAACCACTATGCCTTGTCGCGCCGCACACTTTGCATTGCTTCCAGCGTTCGCGGCCTGCGCTTGCATCAAAAATTACGTGCGGCATATCCCACCTTTTTGTTAAAGTTTTAAGCCGACTTAGCCAGCTTTATTTGCTCGTTTCGAGTTTTTAATTCCTTTATACTTTGAAAGGCCAGCGCCCTTTCTTCCTTGAGCTTCTCTATTTCAGATAGATTGATCTCATATTCTGGAATAGGATCCTTTTCACTGTTGGTTCTGTTGTACTCACAGTTATAAAGATCCCATGCTTGGGTTTCATACTTGTGGCCAGCCCCATCAAGTTCTAATTTACAATATGGGCAAAACTGCTTATCAGTTACTGGTTTCATGCCTATCCCACCTTTTCGTTAAAGTTTTAATTGCTTCTCGATCCGCTGACCAATCCAACGAACCACCGGTACCGCTTTACTGTTTCCTATCGCTTTATAGCGTGGACCATCCGGACACTGCTCAGCCGGTTTGCCGCGCCAGGGTATTAACGTATGGTTATCAGGCATACCCTGCAGGCGTTCACATTCGACTGGGGTTAGGCGCCGGACTCGCATTTGACTTTCAATGCAAGGCGTACCCTGTCCAGGCTTGCCACCACCGGTGGGGCTACCTTTAAGTAGTGGCCCAGTCGGTTTAGTTTCGTCATAACCGTTACACTCATAATCAATGCTACCTAAAAGTACATGAGGCTTATCACCTCCACCTTGACTGGCTTTTAGCGCTGGGCAAATATTGCCGCCGAGCTCAGCAGTTGCGCCACCATCGCGGCCACGCAGCGAAACAGACTCACAAAGCACATTTTCACCGCCGTTATTTCTTCCTAATGAAAATGCAGTTGTTTCGCTCACGCAGGGATCTTGAGTGCCATTGCATACAATAGGGGTTTGCCCTTCATCTATGGTCGAATTAATGCCTTTATGCATTCTGGCCGTCAGAGTATTAGCGACCTTAAAAGGCTGTTCATCAATCACAAAATTATCTGAATCAGCCCTATGTGTGCAGTTAGGTTGAGCCCGTAGTGAGCGCGCTACGCTACACTCAATGCCTGCGCCAGCCGCTCCGGTAATTTCTTCCCGCGCTTCTCTGCTCGGCGGAGTATCCCGGCGCATGCCGTCTTGCTCAAAAAGAACCGCTGCGGGATTAAACCCTGCTCTAGCACTTGCGACAACGAACACACGGCGGCGGCGTTGGGCCACTCCGAAATATTGGGCATCGAGGACTCGCCATGCAACTGTTCTTTTGGGGCCAATAACACAACCCGCGACTGGCCACTTTGGGATATGCTTACTGCTTTTCTTATCCCATCGCCAATGCTGGTTAGATTTTCCTGTTGCTGGTCTGGCGTCTGGTTCAATTTCAGCATCTTCGCCGGCAAGCCCAGCGAGGAAGCAACCAAAGGCATTATCTTTGTCTGAGAGTACGCCGGGCACGTTTTCCCACACGATAACGCTTGCTGGTTTTCCTGCTCTACGTCGAATAAAGTCGTTTGCATCACATAACCTCATATAGCTAAGTGTTAATTGCCCACGGTCATCGTCTAATCCCTCGCGCAGCCCTGCTACTGAAAAGGCTTGGCACGGTGTACCGGCGACCAATATGTCAGGCGCCGCGACATTGCCCCACAACACCTTTTGATGTATGCGCGTCATATCGCCCAGGTTTGGAACATGCGGCCAATGATGTGCCAGTACGGCGCTTGGGAAAGGTTCAATTTCAGCAAACCAGCACGCTTGCCAGCCTAATGGCTCCCAGGCTAACGAGGCTGATTCGATACCGCTACATGATGAACCGTAGGTAATTGCCAAAATACACCCTTTCAAAACATCGTTTACCGTGTAAACAAATAGTAGTATACTCTGTTTACCGTGTAAACAGCAATTCGACAAAAGTTTGTTTACCGTGTAACTTTTAATTATCATCCGGGGCTTTTAGCGTGGAACAATTAAACGAAGTGGCTCAGAGCAAAGAAGAACGCCAGCAAACGATTGCCAATGCGCGATTAAAGTATCACCAGGAACAGCTGAAAGTCAAAAAGCGGCTGGACGCCTACGTATTGCCGGAAACCAAGGAAACGCTCAAGGATATTAAGAAGCAGTACAAACTGCGTAATGAGGGCGAGGCCGTGGATAAAATGGCCGAGTTGGTAAAGAAGCAGGACTAAACTGCTTTTCGTGAAAGACTGGAGGTTACATGATTGATTTTTTATCGACCTTAATTCTTGGGGTGATTGCTGGTTATTGCCTTTGCTTGTTCCGAGTGAACGAATTGCAACAACAGCTTAATAACATCAAGATTGATATGATGCATGACAAAAACAAAAGAGCTACGCTTAAGCAATTAAGTAATAAAGCTTAACGCATAAGCTCCACGCATAGCGGCTAAATATCAATAGCCGCATACATTTCTCTAATCCGCTTTTCATCAATAACAATATATTCCAGCGTGGTCTGCGGCGAATCATGGCCCAGTATCTGCGCTATATCCTCAATATCCACACCCTTTAACGCTGCATTGGTGGCGAGGCTTTTACGGCCAGCGTGACTACTGGCATTGAATAGGCCGCATTTCTTATAGGTATCGGTAATCATTGCCTGCAGCGCATCACAGGATTGATATTCCCGTATCTCACCTGACTTTAACTTTGCGTACTTTGGCTGCAGTGAATACGGCCTACCCCGGTTTGAATAAAGAAAACGGCTTTCAGGATTGAGGCCCATATATTCACCAGGATCACCCGTTCCCCACTTCATTTTTAATCGGTAGTCGATCCACTCCTGCAATATATCGCGGGTTTTCGGATTGGATAACCAGGCGCTTCGGTGTTTGAGGTTCTTACAGATTTTGGCAGGCAACGCTATTTCACCCCGGATTTGTCCGGACTGAGTAATAACGCTTTTGGTTTGGAGTAATCCGATTTCAGTTACACGCATACCGGCATGGCTTAACACAATGGCAGCTCTACGGCACTGACTGGATTGTAAAACGAGGCACGTATTTAAAACACGCTTAATTTCAGGGCGGGTAAGACGATCTGATTTACTCATGTCTGCATAATCCTTGATTGGTTAAAAATGCAGACAAGGCGTGATATTCCCTGCTTACCCAGTATAAACCAAGTAAACAGGGGTTTTCACGAAAAATGTTTAACGGCGGTATTACGCGCGGTAGTCAACCCGCAGCACAGCAGGCAGACCAGGCCCACAGATCACAATGCCCCGGGTATCGCTGGCCACATAGATGATCACCTGCGGGTAATATGCCCCGGCCGCCAGATTAAACGCCCCAAAGCGCACTTTCAGGTATTGGTTATCCAAGAGTACATCACCCCCCGTTGATGAGAGGATCGCCCCGTTCATCACAATATCGACGCGCGTTATTTGGTTTACATCACTGGTAAAATCAAGCAATCCTGCGCCGGTCAGCGCCGTATTATCGCCCTGCGTTTCCACCGCAAATTGCAGTAGGGTTAAATTGCTGCGCCCTAGATACGCTGTCACCGTTGGCGCTCCTTTTAACGTGTAGCCATTATCCGCCATATTGTTGATTTTTTCAGTTCCTTGCGCCATGGCGTCCACGGTAATGGAGACGGTATCGCTGGCGGTCGCCCCGTTGTCATCGGTCACCGTCACCGTGAACGTGAGGGTTTGCGCCGTGTCGCTCGCCGGGGCGGTAAAGGTGGGCTGCGGGGCACTGCTATCGGATAATACAACGTCACCGCCCGCCGTTTGTGCCCAGGCATAACTGATCACGCTTCCGTCGCTGTCGGTGGAGGCGGTGGCATCCAGCGTCACCGTGGCACCGGCTGCCACCGACTGATCCTGTCCGGCGCTCGCGGTCGGTGCAAGCTGAGCCGCCACGCTTACAGTGAGCGCGTCGGTATCCGTGAGCCCATTAGCATCAGTCACCGTTAGCGTGAACGTTAAATTCTGTGCGCTGTTGGTGCTCGGTGCGGTAAAGGTCGGCGCGGTGGGCGTGGAACTATCAACCGTTACGGTATCACCGCTATCCTGTGCCAAGGCATAACTTACAATGGCCGCATCCCCGGCTGTACTGCCGGTAAAATCTAGCGTGACTGTTACCCCTGCCGCCACCGATTGGTCTGGTCCGGCGCTGGCGATTGGCCCCGTCGCTGCGGGCGCTAACTCAATGTCAAACAATGTTGAGTAGGAGTTATACACCACATCAGCAACCGCCTGTAATGCCGCATCGGTTTCAAAATGGATCCCATCTGTTAGCGATACCGGTATGCCGGTCAGCGGGTCTGTTATCTCAGCGTTATTGTTATTTTGGGCAACCAGTATTTGCGCGGCGCGAATGGTGGCAACATCAGTCGGGTCATAGCCAGCCGCATCAATATCGCCAAGTGGGATAATCAATGTATCTAAATCAAAATCGGCTTTAATGTCATCAATCAATGCATTGTAAAGCGCTTGGTACTGTGACGAGCTTGTGCCTATGCTAGCATCTAATTCACCCTGCTGGAAAAACACCATACGACAACCATGTGCAATACCAATGCGTCGCGTCATTGACTGATAGAGATTAATGCCGTTGTACGTAGTCGATGATGTTTTTTGCCAGTCTGACTGAGACGTGCCGCCCAATGCACACATGATCATTGCAATCGGCACGTCATGCTCAGACAGCCAATTATCACAAAACCGCATCATCCAAGAGCCGCCTGCTGGGTCACGACCTAACAACTCATCATTCGACACATCATCAACCTGATTGGTATTGTCATCAATTGGGTCGCTGGCCTCCTTCCACACATCATCGTTACCCAGTAATACCGCACGGGTGCCGTTTGTCGAGCGATTATACGTCTGGAAATTCTCGCCCTGTGAGCGCATCTGACTCTGACCTGCCAGCACAAACACATCGCCCACGGTAACATAGTCCAGTGTAACCAGTGTGCCTGTCACATCATTACTAAACCGATAGGCAATCGTGTGATGCCCCGTATCCAGCGTCAGCGATTCGTTGTATGTGCCGCTGGCAGCAGGGGATGCAACAACAACTGACCATGCTCCACCATTTAATTGTCGCTCTATAGTAGTGGCTGAACCCTCATAATCTACATTAAATTCAACAAGTGCCTGATCAGACGTATTTCGCTGCCACGTTTCGTAACTGGTAATGGACGGTGTGATAACCCCTCGGGGTATTGATAAGTCGTCAAAGCTTTTATTGACTGAGGCATAGCGCAAGCCGTGTTGTGTAGCAGTTTCATTAAACGCCGCTGTACGGGTTAGCCTGTTGGCATCGTTAACAGTGGCGACAATATCCTGACCACTCATAACCACTTTTATCGTGTAATCTGTGGTTGTGCTAAAGCTCGGGATGTTTATTTGCGTCAATTTGTTAAACGCCCCGCTTTGCGCTGCGTAGATTGCAAATTCACCCGTACTGGCACTGATCCCGGCTATCAAGAAATTCGCATTATCTGTCAACCTGAAAACAACCCCTTCAAGCGATGCGCTACTATCGCCCTCTGCGTTGTAAGTTGCTTGTATGGTGGCATCTGCTGCGCTTTGCTGAGTTACCAGCCACCCAAGCCCGCCAGGATTGCTACCAGTGGCAAAAAGTTTGTTGTTATTTATTTCAAATGTACCCGCTGCCGCCGTCAATCCGGCCGGTAACGGATCACCATTCGCCCCTGTAAAGTCGTATAATGCCATTGTGTTAACTCACTGTAATTGATAAAGAGGATGACCACGCGCCAATGTCGCCGCCATTGCGACACCGGGCCCGTAATTGATAGCTGCCAGCGCTCAGACTGACGGTACGCTTAAAACTCCCCTGGACACCGGGCAAACCAACGTTATCCAAAGGTAAATTTGACCAACTGCTGCCGCCATTACTGGAATATTCAAACTCCATATCGGTCATATTGCACCGGCCATAATCGTGGTGACTGGGGTAGGATTTCAGCACATGGATGGAGCGGTAACCGGCTGTCACACTGGCCCCCTCATAGTAGAAACTACTGTCTTTTTTCTGCTCTCTCATTTGGGTTATTGTCACGCAACGGATCCCATCCACTGCCGTATTCCATAGTTCGATAATCGCGTGGGAATGCGTCACTGTGAGCGCTTCGCGGGTGCCGTATTCTTGGGTTAACTGACTGTTGGACAATCGCATGGTGCCGACATTGTGTACCCGTAAATTACGGTAACTGCCCAGCATCGAGGCATAATTAACCTCTGTGTAAGCTTTGGTATCAATAATGGAGTCCGAGCCGTGTTTACCGTCCAGGTTGGTGACGTAATTGGTTTTTTCATAAATGGGCTGGGTGGACTGATAACCGCCGTTAATGACGATTATGTCGCTGTTACCAAACTCGCTGGAATAGTTGCCGTAACTACTATCAAGCAGCAAATCGGCATCGAGGCCGTGAATTTGCGCCAGCATCGCAAACGGCCCCTGATTCTGGTCAATCACGATAGCGTTTTGCCAAATCTGGCTATCGCCAGTATATCCACCGGTATAGACGAAACCATTTACTTCGACACTCGCGCAGCCGTAGAGCGATATCCCCTTGCGAACACCATGCGCTTCGACATTATCAAACTGAAAGCGCTCGCCCGCGCTGGGATTTTTGTAATACCCTGAATGCGAGTCGTAATACATCAACCCTGTTATCGCGAAGTCTGGCGTATAGGTGTCACGAATACGCGCCGCTTGCACCACATCCCATTTCAATTCGATTGTACCATCCCCGTTATCGGTAGCGCTGACCGTGGGCGTTGGTACGACACCGCTGCATAAGAGCTTTTTAACGTAAATCGCACCAATAGTACCGGTAAAGCCATTGGGCACAATATCAATCACTGACGCCGAGGCCGGGGCGCGGATAAGCCACACCTCAAAGCCGGGGATTGCATGACTGTAATCATCATCACTGAACACTCCACCAATGCGCGGTTTAATGCTGCCTGCGGTGATATCAGTCAGTTGAATTTGAATTTGATAGACTTCATCGGCTTCAAAGGCATAGCTGGCTGATAGCTCATTATCCTGCGCCGTGGCGCTGTAGGTATTTCCGCTGCGGTTCCAGCCTGTTCCATTGAAGGCATCAGGGGCGACAACGCGCGGACCTAAATTGGTCGGTGGGTGTATAACAAACTGGTGCGTAAAAATATCGGTTTCGGTGGAATAGCGGAAATAATCCGTCGCGGTTTCACCTGCATCCAAATGCAACCACGCATCACCGGGTAAGTATTTCAAACTGCCTTGCTTCATGGGCGCAATTTTTGCACCGCTGGGCAATTCAATGACATTTTCAAAGGGCCGGTCAGAGCCTTGCACCGATACTGCATCCCATAAATCGGGAATATGATTGTACGGCATGTGCAACACCTGGTTGGCATAAATAGGCAGTGCATCCGTGGTCACAGCAGCCAGTATTTCACGCCAACTTTGCCCAGGCGTCAGATTCAGCGTTTCGGTAAACACATTACCGTTGATCCGCACGTTATCGAGGATAACGGTACAGTTACCCAGGGCAGTAACAAACGGCAATGGCAGGCGGGCGCGGTAGTCGCCGCCTGTTATGGTCACGGTCACACCCTCTGCGACCACAAAGACGCCCAGGCCGCCCGTTTCATCCAGATTCGTACCGCAATTGATAAACTCACAATCTGCCGCACAATAGTAGGCGTAGCTGTCACCGGCTAACTGGCGCGTCCATGCTTGAAAGCAATCATAAAACACACTGCCAGCACCGCCCACATAAATACCCGCTCCGCAAAAGTAACTGTGCAGGGCGCGAGCGTTAACCGGGCAGTGAAATTCATAGGCAGGACCGGAAAAGCCGTGGTATTCCTGATAACGCACAATCGCAGTGCTCCCCGCTGCCATGAATAGAGCGGTATACAGCGTGTCACTTTCAGAAAAGCCGTGGTCGTCATTGACGATTTTTCCGCTGATGATTTCAATGTCAGAGTGACCACTACCCACACTGACGCCGATATTGCCGCGCCCCCGCGCATTAAACCGCTGCAAGGATACGCCGCTGGCATTGTCATTCAACGCAAGAACTGGCGTTACACTCTCCAGCAGATGCCAGTTGCGCAAGGTCGCATTGGTAAGCGTAAAGCCGTTTGGTTCCAGCAACGTGGTATTGATAGCGACAGCGCCGTCCAGCGTTAACCCATCGTTATCCGACAATAAATAAATTGCTGTGTCAAAATCCCGAATACGCAGACCGTAAAACCGGTGATAGTCGGCATCGAGTTCAATCAGGGTTTGCGTACCATCGCCCATCACATAGGGAGCGGGTTTATCGAGCGTCACATCAATATCGCGGGTACCAACCGCCACCCCAAAATAAAAACTAACCTCGCCACCATACACCGCATCAATGTCGAGTAGCCACGCGGGGCGCTTTAACCGCCAGTCTTTTACGGCATCAGGCAGACTGCCAATGTAAAAGTTATCGCCGTTTTCAAGACGAAACCCGGCATCTTCATCGGTCGTGTACTCGCGGGCGTAAATCGAGCGCAACAACTGCGCGGGGTTACAATCCGCCCAGGATTCCCCCTCAGTCCAGCCACTTGAGCGTGGCAAATTCGTGTCAAAACATCGATTGGTCATGCGTTGGGTATTCTCAATCTAACAGATTCAATAGCGAACGTACCGGACACCGCACCGCTGGCCCGCTTAAAATAAATTCGCTGTTTATCAATTAAAAACCGATACGGGCCATCATAATGCATGATATTCGGCTCTGAATTATCAATGGTTGCGGCCATTGAGTTGGTTAATTTACTGGTCACAACAATTAATTCTGACTCGTAAAGGTCGTAGGTGTTGGACGCAAAGAGTTGTAATGCGTCAGTTTCATCGGTGGCGGCGGTCGCCGTATAGGTCAGCAATTCACCCGCGACCTGCTCCCAGCTTGCGCCAGCACTGTAAGCCGCTGCCGGGGTAATATCTTCGCCGTACCAGTAGCCATCACTGCGTAAATCAAATTGCTGGAATCGCGTTTGGGTTTGACTTCCAAATTGATAGTCCACAATCGCGCCAATACTGGGTAAGCTGGATTGATTACTGCTAAGCTCAACCCACTTTTCCTTGCCATCACTGGTGTTTTCCAGTCGCACCCAGTCGATAATACCCTGAAAGCCATCCCCGGCATTATCATCCCAGCCAAACTTATACAAACTGGTGACGCTCGCGCTGATTTCGTGCCACTGGTTATTCGCCAGCACCGGCGCACCGGGTAAAAACACACTGGTATCATCAATCGGGTATACCCGCGCCTTAATGGTGCCGGTGTAGGCGCTGGTAAATCGCAGCATATAGCCCCGCGTACAGACAAAAAACAACCGGGAGCGGATGGTTTTTGGCACCTGGGCAAACCCGGTGGACACTGGCAGATAAATTTCCTCGCGTATTGGGTCGACCAATACCGCCTGCCCATCATTGGTGGCGGGTAGACTTTCAATCTCACGATACCCGACATAGCGTTTAAGCATGTAAGGCAGGGAATTGGGCGGGGAAACTGTATTGCCTGGCGTAGTGGACAGATTTTCATCACGCACACTGGCAATCGCAGTCTCAAGCATATCAGTGAGCGCCGAGAGGTCATCTGCGATACTGCCATTCAGAGCAGTGAGATCTGATTGCAGCACGCCGCCCGCGTACACAAACACTGACGCGCTATCAATATCATCCTGAGCCGTCGCGCCGCTGGTGTAATCCTCCAGCACTAAATACCAGGTTTCACCGGTTTGCCAGATGTCATTGCGCTGATAGGCGGTGGCCGACTGCCACGCACCGCGCGACACAATACTGCCGTATTGTAATATCGCCTGAGCAATGGCTTTAGCCAGACTGGGTTTATCGCCGCCGTACCGGGTCGGTACCGTCGTACTGGCATCGCCATTAACGATGGCGGCGGCATCGTCAAGATCGCGCTTGAGATCATAAACCTCCTGAACGGTCGGTAATTGCTGTGGCATTGCGTATTAATCCGGAGTGCTGTTGTCGTATTCAAAGATGGCAGCGATATATTCCTCACCGGTCACGGTCACGGTATCGTCACTGCCAGGGGAAATACTGTCTATCCATACCCGTTCAATCAGTTCATCGGCGGTGCCAATGACGCAGATGGTATCTTCCATGCTGCCATCGTAAACAGGCGTAAAATCAAGGGTAGCCGGGCTTGAAAGGGTGATTTCATCACTGGTACTGCCAGCGGCTATCACATAGAGCCCGGAAAACGCGCCATTGGGCTGGCGAAACGCCGCGTAATAGGTTAAACCGCCAGATAAATCCGGCGCACTGTCGAGCGTTATCGTGGGCGCGCTGTAATCGGTCACATAAAACGACTGGTTAGCGTTAAGCGGTGAGGCCACCGCATCATAATTGCCATAGTCAGAGTTCAGCGCATCCAGCTCAGTGGTAAATTCAATCCGTGCGGGTTTATACGCCAGGCGTAGCCGTTCGCGCATGCCATAGCGCCAGGCGCGGGTTCGGTCGGTAATACCGGTGGCCTGAATGCGCTTGGCCTGCGCCTCACTGTCCCCGGCAATGAAACAATTTACCGTGTCATTGGTCCCGGTGACCGGATTTAAATACTCGACCACTAGGCCCTTGGGTTCACTCGCATCATAGTGGGTATCGTCGCGAGATAACCCCGCTCCGAGCATGACGTCGGGCGGGTAAAACTGCTGATACTCGGTTGATGCCTCGCGTCTTACCGGCGACAGTAGCCCTTCTTTAATGGTCGCCTGGGCGTACCCCGGGGCCAGTATGATCTTTATTGACTCCCACAAGGTGGCTTCGTCGACAAACTCCGCGTTTAGCTCATCACCCCGGCCCTTTAGGGTCGCATCAAGCTTGGCGATTTCTTCCCAGTCGAGCAAATCCGCGCGGCTCACATCGTAAAGTGTCCAGGCGAAATACGGCGCCAGGCTGCTGCCGCCATGACTGGCAGTGAGGCTATAGGGCGTGCCATCCTGAATGTATTCTTTTAAGGCTTCGACGGTGGGCAGTTTGCGCGTGGCGCCGCGAATATTGATTTTGTTTTCAGCGGTTTGGGCCAGCGCATTGGTGCCGCGTAACCGTAATTGCACGGTGGTCACATCAGCGTAACTGGTCGGGCTTTCAAGGCGGCCGCGAATACGCACGCAGTAAATATCATTAATGATATTGGTTGCTGCTGCATCCGCCGTCACCCGGCGGACTCGCACTTCGGGCCGCATGGTTGCCGGCAAAGTAATCGACTCAGTAAACCCAAGCTCGTCCAGCGTATTATCGGTATAACTGTAATCTAACTCCGTCCAGGTACTGGTGCCGACTTCGCGATAGGCGACTTTTACATCAACGGTTCGCGCGGTTAAGCTGCCATCATTCTCGGTTTTGGCCAGACCGCGCGGGAACCGAAAATCCACCTCCATCACGTCGGTGGTTTCCCCTTGCGGCAAGATCTCAAACGGCCCTTCCCAATTCACGCCGCCCGACGTTGCACCCCAGTCGACCACCTCACCGGTGGTGGTGGTTAAATTGGTGCTGCTGGCATCCTCGTACTCGGTCACATAGGAGCCCTGAGAATAACGCGGATCCTCACCGTCACCGTCCCAGTAGCGGGTAACAACCTGTTTAACTACCGTGGCGGTTTCATTACTTGCCCCGCTAATGCTATCCACCCGATAGGTGCCGGCATTGGTCGAGTTCGTGATCTCAAAATACGCCCCGACCGCAAACGGGAACGCTACCAATGATCCAGCCTCGTAACTGGTCATCTGATCGCCGCTGGCGTCAATACTCCAGGTGCCCGCCTCAGAATCGGTGGACGTCACCAGTTTTAAATCGCTGATTTCTTCGGTGGTAAACCAATTTTCATGGGCATCATGGGTGGATACATCGCCGCCAGGCGGCGTGATCTGGACAGAAATATCCCCGGCATAGTTCAGCATCGGCGTTTCAGCGATATACAAATCACTGGTGGTCAGGTCAAATTCGCCGGCGCCCACACACAAATTGAGGTACAAGTATTCCAGGTTGCTATCGTATTTGCGCCGGACCGGGCAAATTAAATCCGGATAAATAGGGACCGAACCCGCCACCTCACGAATAATGCCGTTCGGGCGCACCCGATTAGCTTTACCGTTGGGGCTGTAAATGGACTCACCCGCCGGGGTTGAGGTTTGATAGTTTTGCGGAATATTCGACGCTTTAACGTAAGCGTAACCGGCCGCCACCACCGCGATAATGGCAAAGGCGGTCGCCGCATCGCCCGGCTCAATGGTCACCTCGACCACATCCTCATCGGTTAATCGTTCACCGTGGCGCGCATATGGCCAGGGGTGGCCGTTCAATGTCGCGCTGTATGGGGGGCGACAAAGTGCCTGGTAACCGGGTACCGACTCACGCAGATAGGTCAGCAGTGAACCGGTAATGCTAAGGCTTTCCTGCTCGGTGCCTAATTTATTGCGTACTATCAGATGCGCCATAGCGGTAAAACATCACCTTGCGTTGCTGTGAAAATAAAGGGATGTGATCAATGCGAAAGCCGGTTTTGCGGCCCACATGCCAGATGGCGCCATCGATCACAATACCCACATGAATGAGGCATTTACCTCGATACTGGCAGGCCACATCAAAGGTGGCGGGTGTATTAACTGCGCGGAATGCGCCGCGCACCACATGATGCGCTTTGGTCATACCGCGTTTATCGTCAGGGAGCACCCCGAACACCGGCAACACAGCCGGATTGATGCCCGCCTCATTAATGAGCATGGCGCGAACAAAATCCCAGCAGTTGGCATCATCCCGGTACTGCCAGACCTGCCAGCGATCACGCATGCTTTACCCCGGGAAAGGTTTCTGCATAATACCGGCGTATCGGCCAACTGATATCCGCCATGGGTAAAAA